CCCCTCACCTTACTCTAATTAGGATGTAAAAATGGCAAGTACGAAAAAGAAAAATAAAGAAATAAATGCAAGTAATCTTGTAACAATAAAACCTATCACAGACAACCAGAAAGTTGTTTTTGAATCTTGGAAAAAAGGTCAAAATCAATTTCTCTATGGTGCGGCTGGTACAGGTAAAACATTCTGTGCAATGTATCTCGCATTGCAAGATGTAATGAATTTAAAAACGCCATACGAAAGAGTTGTATTGGTTCGCTCTCTTATACCAACAAGAGAGATTGGGTTCTTGCCGGGCGATGAAGATGATAAGTCTGCACTATATCAAATACCATATCAGAACATGGTGCAGTTTATATTTGAACAACCTAATGAACAAGCATTCAACAATCTATACGATAGGTTGAAGGGGCAGGGTTCATTGCACTTTTTATCAACTTCTTTTCTAAGGGGGTTGACAATGGACAACGCAATTGTTATAGTAGATGAATGTCAGAATATGAATTTCCATGAGCTGGATACTATTACAACCAGAGTTGGACAAGACTCAAAAATTGTATTCTGTGGTGACTTTGATCAAACGGATTTACAGAAACAAAATGAAAAAAACGGACTACACGATTTCTTCAGAATACTAGATGAGATGGAAGAATTTAATTGTGTAGAATTTACTATTGGCGATATAGTTCGATCAGGATTTGTTCGTAACTATCTTATCAATAAAATACGACTTGGATTCGGAAGTGAATAATGGGAATATTTTTGTGGGTATCAACTTGTGTAGTAATGGTAATATGGGGTTGGACTATCTATGTGTGCAGAACCCTACTTTTTGAAGAATGTAAAAAACTAACTAATTGGATAAAAAAATGAATTTAGATGAACTTAGGAAGCAACTAGAAATTGATGAAGGTGTAAAGTATGAAATATATAATGACCATCTTGGGTATCCTACTTTTGGCATTGGTCATTTAATATTAGAAACTGATCCCGAATACAATCGTCCAGTTGGCTCAGCCGTCATGGAATCCAGAGTTGCAGAAGCCTTTGAGTCAGATTGCGAAACAGTATTAATAGATTGTATCACTTTGTATCTAGATTTTTACGATTTGCCAGAAGAAGCTCAACAGATAATTGCAAACATGATGTTTAACATGGGCAGAACTCGTTTGAGTAAATTCAAAGGAATGAAACGTGGAGTGGATGCAAGAGATTGGAATGCAGCTGCTGACGAGATGGTTGACAGTGCTTGGTATCGCCAAGTAACCAACCGAGCAGATAGACTAGTGGAGAGAATGAGGGCAATATAATATTATGTATAATCATGAACCAGTGAAGTTGCAACCTATAACCGCAACAAACCAAGACGGAGTACGTCTTTACAAAACCCCAGAGGGCAACAAGTACCCATCAATTACAACTGTTCTGTCAGTTCGTAGTAAGAAAGGAATAGCAGAATGGCGTAAACGTGTAGGTAATGATGTTGCTAATCATATATCAAGAACAGCCGCAAATCGTGGTACTAAAGTTCATCATATGTGTGAGGACTATCTAAACAACATGCAGTTCAATTCTCCGTTAGAATGGGAAAAACACAAACAACATTTTCTACCGTATTGTCTATTCAGCGAATTGCGAGATAATGCATTATCTTACATTGACAACATCTATGCTCAAGAAGCTGGATTGTATAGTGACAAATATAAGGTAGCGGGCAGAGTTGATTGTATTGCAGATTACAAAGGTGTGCCGTCTATTATAGATTTCAAAACATCAACCAAAGAACGTAAAGATGAGTATAACGAAAGTTATTACATTCAAGGTTCTGCGTATGCTGAAATGTATAAAGAACGTACAGGAATAGACATTTCTCAGGTGGTTATTCTAGTGGTAACAGAAGATGGAACTGTTCAAGAATTCATCAAACAAAAACATAACTATCTTGGCACTCTTGTAGAAACAATTGCAGAATGGAATGACCAACAAGAAGCATGGGATAATCAAAGAGACTATTCAAAAAGTCTCCCAGACAGTTTATAATTTATTAGGAAAATAACATGATTAAAAAAGACACACTTGTATCAGTAGTGACACCAGCTGGTGAATTTGTTGGAGAGTTTGAAGAACAGACCGAAAACTTTGTTACACTTCGCAATCCCAAAATGATTATTCACGCTCCAGATAAACAAATGGGGTTTGCTCGTGGAGTATGTTTAACTGGCAAAGAAAATCCAGAGGAAGTAACTTTTTCTGCTGGTGGTGTTATTTTCATTACTCCATCAAATGATGATATTGTAGCTGCTTACAAAAAGATGACCTCTAAAATAATAACTTAGGTTCTTGACTTTTTGGTACTGATATGGTACTATATAAATAGAATACAATTTGTTGATGCAAGTTGAGAACTGAGCTGGACGGGGGTGCGAATCCCCCCAGCTCCACCACAAACACATTGGAGAATAACATGGATTGGATTACAGCAGACCTTATAGATGCAATAAATGAAACATCTTGGTTTGATGGTATCGGAACAATAGTTGTTCTACTTATTGCTTATGCAGTTTATAAGTGGATTAAAAAGAATATCTAGTGTAGTTGTGATGGGGCTGAATAGGATCGACAGGCAGGGGTAGATGAGTGGAGAATTGTCGGGTGACTCCGTTATTAGTCAAAACTGTAACTGCAAACTATAACTTTGCACATGAGGATTATGCGCTAGCCGCATAATTGCTCGGGGTTTCGGTGAGTGACCTAGCAACAGAACACTCACCACTTTTTTATAATGTTTATAGGAATATATTTTGGCATTTACGACATCAAAAACATTCACGATTGCAATAGAAAATATTGCTAAAGAAAAAAATCTCAATCACATGGATGCAGTTTTATATTACTGTGATAAAGAAGGTATTGAACCTGATTCAGTTGGCTCTCTTATTTCCAAAGGACTGAAAGAAAAAATTGAAGCAAATGCTAGAGAGTTAAACTTTCTACCCAAAAGAGCCCAACTGCCTATATAAAGAAAGACCTTGTAATGGAAGCAATTGACACCTATTTAATGTATTGTGCAATGAAAGCACACTTTGGTAAAACTGATTATGATTTTGTTACCTATCATGGCAAAACTCGTATTAAACGAGATTCTTTCTACAAAAGAAAGGATAGAAGTTTCTTTGTCAAAATTTCACGAAAATACAAAACCGAAGAAAACATAAAGAATTACTTTGTCTCTAATTTTATTAAAGACGGTAAGGGATATGTATCAAATTTTAGTGATGAAAACTATGAGGAATGGAAAGACAAGAGAGCTAATTTTTACAATCAATTTACGTTAGAGATTAGCCCTCTGGTTAAAAACTTCAATCCTTTGTTTGTTATTAAAGATGATGAACACCCCATATTACTAAAAGAGTATCTTGGAAAAAGAGTGTCATTAGAAACTCTTATCATTCTTGACGAACTGGTGGAGTTTAGTAAAACGTGGAATAAAAAATTGTCTGAAGATTACATATGGCAAGATATTAAAAAACTTATGAATAATTACAAAAGGTTCTTGACTTTAGACAAGGAAAGGTATAGAATGAACTTATTAAATCTAATAGAAGGAGTTTGATTAAAATGGATTTAGGTGAAGTTGTTACCGCTGAAAGGGCAGAAGTTGCAATTAAAGCGCTAGACGTTGTTGAAGCAGAAAACAAGGAACTCATTAAACGAGTTAAGAAATTAGAATTTGATTGCGCTGAGCTGTCAAAAATTAATTCTGAATTGAGTGAACGAGTTAAGAAGCTTGCATCAAGACAACCATCTTGGCCAAAAGGATTTCGTCCTCAAGGTCGTAGGGATCACAACAGGAGAGATGACAGACGATAACTAATTTGCTGGTATAGTTAAACGGTATAACAGTTGCCTTGTAAGCATCAATTCTAGGTTCGATTCCTTGTATCAGCACCACACTACAATAAAAGAAAAGAGGGCATAACATGGTAAACAAAATACTAACACTAACACTAATTGCACCAAATAGAAATACGCCCAATAGTAATATGCGGTGGTTTGCTCTTGTTCTTGCATTGATGAGTGTTATGCTTCTTGCATCAGGAAATGTTAATGCTCAATGGGTGGGTTGGTTATTGTCTTTAGTTGCTTGTGCGTTTTGGGCAAACTTTGCAAGGTTAGACAAAGATACACCACGAATGTTAATGGAATTATTTTATCTTATGGCATCTATATGGGGGATATACAATTGGCTATAGAAGTAACACTTAAAGACCGTATGGGAAGTGACTTATCTGTTGTTAATGCAGCTAGAGTATCTTTTGATAAAGAATCTGATTGGGATAAGTGTTTTGATGGTGAAACTCATGAGGGTCTTCTTAGTCGTGGCGACCAACGACTTATAGCATATCTTGCAAAACACAATCATTGGAGTCCATTCGGTCATGCATCAATGCAGTTTAGAATCAAAGCTCCTGTATTTGTTGCAAGACAATTAGTTAAACATCAAATTGGTTTAACGTGGAACGAAGTATCTAGAAGATATGTTAGTGATGATCCATCAATCTATTATCCTGATACATGGAGAGCAGCTGCAACAGATAAGAAACAAGGTTCTGATGAAGAAAAGACTGTAGAGTATATTAAGGATAGTTATCCTGATGATGAGGACATAAGAGTTAGCTCTGTGTACAATAAAGCTGTTGAACACACAGTTAAAGCTTATGATATGTTAATTGAGGGTGGTGTTGCACCAGAACAAGCACGAATGGTTTTACCTCAGTCTATGTTTACAGAATGGTATTGGTCAGGAACACTTTATGCGTTTGCAAGAGTGTGTAATCTTAGATGTAAACCAGACGCACAAATTGAAACACAAATAGTTGCAGATGAAATTGATAAAATTGCAAAGGAGTTATTTCCTGTAAGTTGGGAGCAGTTAAGAAAATGAAAGCTTTAGTTATTGGTAATGGTGAATCGCGCTCGTGGTTTAATCCAAGTAAAAACAATATTGGTTTGGACGAAGTTAAAACGTGGGGTTGCAATGCAATTCATCGTGATGGCGTAGTAGACAATCTTGTTGCAGTTGATTATGGAATACAACAAGAAATTGTTAAATCTGAATATCCACTTGAAAATAAATGTTGGTTTACAAACTGGTCTGTTGTTCCAGATTTTGTAGCAGACACAATGTTCATGGGATATAACATACCCGAATCTTTTATTCATTATAGTGGAGATGGTCTAACTGGTAAATGTGTTATCTCAGGCAAAGACCCTGCTACTCTGCAAGAAAAAATTGATACAGCTATGCACATGAATCCAGACTTAGATGCAGATGACCTTCGTATGAAAATGGAAAAGGACTCTGGTGTTTGGATTACCTATGTTACTGGTGAAGAAAGAATTTGTCCTGTTGGAGAATACATGGGGGGTTGGTCTGCGGGCAGTGCTGCACTACATTTAGCATGTGATCCACCTATGCACGAAACACTTGGCAGATTTCCTGTTAAACCAGATGAAGTATATATGATTGGATATGACCTATCAACATATGCTAAACCACTAAATAACATGTACAAGGGTACAGAAAACTATCTTCCAGCAAACGCAAAAGGATTTAGTTCAGTAAATTGGGGTAAACAGCTGAAGGGTATTTTTCATGAGTTTTGTGATACTACTTTTTATTGGGTTGACGCAACAGAAGAAGGTAAGACGTTGGCAGATGTATTTCATCTAAAAAATATAATACATATTGGTAAAGATAAATTATGCGAGGAGTTGAAAATAACATGAGTGGAGTTCCTATATTTCCAACAGGGATTGTAAAACAGTATAATAGTCCAATACCATTTATGGAGACTATTGATCTAAATCAATTTTCATATGAAACATTTAAAGGTTCAACAAAACTAAGAACGGAAAAATATTTAAATATATTGCTTAATCCAGCAATGAAAGACATTGCAACATGGATTGAAATGCAAGCTAAAGATTACCTAGACAACGAACTTGGTTTAGAATACGAGGAGTTTTTCTTTTCAGAAAGTTGGTTAAACATTAGTGGTAAGGGTGGCAAACAAGGAATACACAATCACTCTAACTCAATCATTAGTGGAACATATTATTTAAAGTCAGAGGACGGACACCCACCACTTGAATTTTACAGGTCAAAGTACGATAGTGTACCATTCATATCTCTTACTGAACACTACAAGCAGGGAAACCCAAATACAGCTTCTAAGCTGTCGTTTCCTTGCACACAAGATTCTATGATTGTCTTTCAATCTCAACTCTATCATGGTCATGTACCAAATGATCTTGATAAAGAACGGATTGGACTTTCTTGGAATGCTCTTGTCAATTTTAGACAAGAAGACAAAAGTATATATAGAGTAAGATTTGTTCAAGAAGATACTTGACATTTCTGATACAACTGTATATAATACTATATTAACATACGAAACATACATTCACATAAGGAGAAAAATATGTCGTTAAGTTCACTCAAGAAGTCTAATTCATTAGACAAACTGCTTGGAGCAGTCAAAGAAGAAAACGCACCACAAGAGAAGAAGTCCTACAAGGATGAACGAATCTGGAAACCTGTGATGGATAAAACTGGTAATGGCTATGCTGTTATTCGTTTCCTTCCAGCAGTTGATGGTGAAGATATGCCATGGGCAAAGGTCTGGAATCACGCATTTCAAGGCCCAACTGGTCAATGGTATATTGAGAACTCTCTTACCACACTCGGTCAGAATGACCCAGTATCAGAATTAAATTCAGAACATTGGAATTCTGGTGTGGAGTCTGATAAAGAGATTGCTCGTAGACAAAAACGTAAGTTGCAATACTTCTCTAATATTTACGTTGTCAAAGATGGCGCAAATCCTGAGAATGAAGGCAAGGTATTCCTTTATCGCTTTGGTAAGAAAATCTTTGATAAGATTATGGAAACCATGCAACCTGCATTTGAAGATGAAAGTGCTATAAATCCTTTTGACTTCTGGCAAGGTGCTAACT